AGGCTCATTTGATTGCGTTGAGCGTTTCCTTCCATCCAACTGGTGTCTAATGTACCAAGAAATGGTCCTTTACCAGTGGCATCCATTGCGCCTTTTCCAGTTGCATCCATTACTACGGGTCGTTGTTGTTGTTGTGACTTTTTCATGTTTTTTTCCTAATGGTAATTTTATTTATAATATTTATTGTTTACAGAAATACGAGTATTTTAGTGTGTTTACAGTGCTGCGTAACGCCAATCTTTAAGTCTGGCTGCAGTTAATCTTCCTGTTTCTCTTGCTTGCGCTGCAATATTTGGAGCTACAATTTGTTTTGCAACATTACCAGCTAATCCTGCAGCACCAGCAACACCAAGACCTAATCCTGCTCCAGCTAATTGTCCAATACCAGCTCCTACAGGTCCGCCAACTGAGCCACCAACTGCTGCACCGGCAGCAGGAAGTATGCCAGATATAGCACCAATTCCTGAAGCAACTTTTCCGGCATAATCAGTAGCGTATGTTAATGGATTAGTTAAAGCTGCTACTTTAGCGTAATGAGAAATTGTTTCTTCTGTTTCTGAAGGATCAAATGCAGCAGCTCTGGCTGCTCTTCCAGCTTGTAATCTGGATAAAGTTAATGGTGAATATCTTGCTAAATTTCTTGCAACATTAAGACCTGATTGACCAGGAACTTCTTTAGTCATTTTTGCATACTCTCGGGCAGCAATATTAGGATGAATTGCACCTTTTGTGAAGTATTCAGTGCCGGTTAAATTTTCAACACCCTTTACTGCATTATCGGCAATTTTACCTGCAGCTTTTTTTGTTGCCGCACCGAATCCTTGATTCCAAACATCACTTACATAATTTTTTGTTGCATCCCAAACACTACTAACAGTGTCCATAGCACCTTCTTGCATTAGTGCCTTTAAAGCACCAGTTTTAAATCTGAAATTGTATTGTTCATTCATACGACCTCGACCGCGACGGCCACTACTTACTAGTGCTCGTTCTGATTCTCTTTTTTCGGCTTCTGCTTGATTTGCAGCAGTTATTGCTCTTGCTTTTTCTGCTTTTCTTTGTTGAAATTCAATAGTTTGTTGACGTGCTTTATCGGATGCTTCTCGATTTACTTCGTATTGAGTTTTTGTTTTTGGTTTTTTGGATTGTGTTGCTGCTGGTGCATTAGTTGCTGCTGGTTTTGGTGCATATTTATCAGCATCACGTTCCAGGTCTTCTTGTGACATTCCAGGTTGATTTGGTGTATTTGCTGGAGCAGGAGGAACTTGGACCACTGTTGGATTTTTTGGTTTAACGCTTCCTGGAGTTGGGCTGTATTCAGCACCAGGCTTTGCTGCAGGTAGTGCAGGAATTAAAGGCTGACCAAACGGCTGTGTTGGATTAAAATTTGGCCTAAGCATTTCAGGAGCTTCACCGGCTGGAAGAGGCTTTTGAGGAGCCGGTGTAGTTGGAGGATTGTCCAAAATAAAAGAACCGGTTCCAGTAGTGGCTGCCGGTGTTGGTGCAGCAATACCTGCGGGAGGAGTAGGAGTTGGGCTATAAACACCTGAAGATTTTGGTACTGAAGGAATTACAGGTTGACCAAAAGGTTGTGCTGGATTGAATCGTTTTGCTGGTTGGGCAGTTGCAGGAACAGCGGATGGAACAGCCGGAACAGCGGATGGAACAGCTGGTTGTCTATAAGAATTCGTAGGAGTACCAAATACAGATGGTGGATTTGTTATCACCACGCCTTCAATTAAATTTACTAGTTTAATTTTCATTTAAGTTTTCTCAAGAAATCTTCAAACAGTTTGGTTGCTTTTTGTTCTAGTTGACGAGCAGATGTTCTGGAAAGTTCTCTGTGATACTCTTCAATTTGACGTTCAACAAGCATACCATTATCCCAAATCCATTCTTTGCCTTCCATGATGCCGTTTACAAAGGCATTAGGAGCTGAAGGATCAGCAACAATGTCTACAGCAGAAAGCATGAAGTCGGGTTGAACTTCATTGTAACCATTTCTGGCTTTTAGTGAACCCATACCACGAGTAGAAACACCCAGACGAGCACCTTCATTGATGAGATTCTTAACAATCTCACCCATTGGTGTGCTCATTACTTTAGCTTTACCGTATACATCGGTTCCGTTACAGTTTAACTCTTTGATAATAATTGCAACTCGATCTAAATTTACTGTTGGACCTGCAGGATGGTTTAATTCACCAAAAGCACGGCTATTGTTTACAAACTCTTTGGTGTAACGATTAACTTCATTTAACAGAATGTGTTTTGGGTACATTCTCTTATTTCGATTGAGGGTATCGGCTTGCATGAAAGTACCTTCAATAAAATAATTTTTGCCACCGTCAGCAGCTGCTTCAGTTAAAAATTCTACTTGTTCAACTGTCTCGGTTATTAGTTTCATTGATTTCAGTCTTTCTCTTCTTCGTCATCTTCTTCTGAGCCCTGATCATCTTCCTCATCTTCTTCTTCTTCGGACCCACTTTCTTCTTCTTCCTCAGATTGCTTCTCGTCCTCGGTTTCATCATCATTACCCCCTGCCCATTCGGTTGAAGCTTTTTCCCAATCAGAAATTTCACCGTCTTTGTTCTTGTCGGCCTTTTCAGCATCCCACTTTTCAAAAATAGTAGGAGCAAAAGCTTCGTATTTTTCATTCAAAGCGTTTGCCAGAGCTTCGTTTAATTTTTCTTTAATTAAACTTTGAGCTTGAACTAAATTCTCGTTCATTACGAGGTTTATGAAAGTTTTTAGAGAATTATCCATTTTTAGACCCTTGTTTTTTATTTTCTAACCTGGCCAAGTTTAATACTCGGTTAAAGGTTTCTTGTGATTCAGACAGTAATTTTACCATTCTTTCTTTGTTGTCATTATTTAGGTTTTTATATAATTTAGACACCATTTCTCGGTCTTCTTCAGCAAGCACACCAACATTACCGTCTTTTAATTGGTAAGCCATTTCGGCATAAAAAGTCTCAGTAATTGGTTGTTTTTCTTCTTTTTCGACTTGTATTGAAGTGTTTGTTAAAGATACTACACTTTCTAACAAAGTTTTGGTTTCATTGCGATAAATTTTTTCCATAAGAGCGGCTGCACGTTCTCGCAATTCTTCACTTAAAACCGTGTGAAATTGTTTATTTTTACCTCTGAGAATCATTTCTACTAATCTTTTGGGGGTGCTCATTGTTGTTGTTCTTCTTCGGGTTGTTGTTCAGGTTGTTCACCAGACATCATCTGTTGATATTGTTGCATTTCCTGAGCTTCTATTTGTTTTTGCATCTCTCTATTTATTTGTGCGTCAATTTCTAAAATTTCTTCATCAGATTGTTTCAAGAAATACTTTCTGACGTAATCATTAGAAAAGAATCTACCAATATAAGGAGTAACCGCAGCAATAATATCTAATCTTTCACGAAGAATATCATTATCTTTTAGTTCTGCAAAATACGAATCATTATTAAATGTGAATGTTATATCTTGATTGATACGGCCCCAATCTTCCTCACTCATAATTCCTTTAAGAAGTACTTGAGTTCTTAAAATGTCTATGAATAAAGTACTAAATCGATGGCGCAAACGATCAATAAATTTATTAAATCTAACTTCATCACGGGTTATTTCTGCAGAACGACCCATATTAAATCCGCTTTCTCCCATCATTCTAGAAAGAGGAACTCCTAATGCACGGAATAATTTTTGTTGCAGATACAGCACGTCTTCCATCTGACCCAAGTTTTGACCACCATCAAGTGTGGTAATTTCAGTACCACGTCCACCTTCGCGGCGTGGCATCCAAAAATCCTCAAGCATGCTCATGTGGTTACGCTCATCACGAATCTGGCCTGTTGCTGGATCGTAAAGAATCTTGTTGCGATACCTGTTCATGATTTCGCGTAAATATTGTTCTGCTTTTTGTTTTGGCAGATTACCTACGTCCACATAGAAAATTCTACGTTCTGGAGCACGAGAAATTCGATAAATGGCAACTGCGTCTTCAATTTGACGAAGTAGATTGAGTGGACGAACTGCTTTTTGCAAATACCCAACAACTCGCTTTGTTGCCGAATCAATAATACCAGAATGGGCGTAAGCCACGGTATCTGGAGCAATCTTCCAACCAGCACTGGTTGTTGGGAATGCGGATTCTCGGTCAGTATCGGCGTAAACAAAATATTCTTGAATACTTTTAACAGGAGAAAATGGAGTCTGTCCGCCGTATACTGCTTTATCTTTTTCTACTTTTCTAATTTTTTTAATCTTGACAGGATCAACAGGAATAAGTTCTGTTATACCTTTTCTTAAGTCATTTTTATCAATTTTTTTATAGTAAAATACTTTAGAATCAATATACCATCGTCTAAAAATGTCTGTGGCTTTATTTGAAAAATCCATCATCTTTAAGATGTGGTTGTATTCTGCGTATATTTTTGTTTTGATTGGTTCTGAAAGGTTTACACGATCCAAATTTAATTTTATTGGTTTTCTGTCTTGGTCTAGTACGATGGCTTCATTCACAATGTCTTCAATAGCAGCATCTACTTCTGGGTATAATGCCATTGAACGATAATGTTGAATCATTTGGTTTTCGTCGCGGACTGCTCCAGAGAAGTCCACAAACGTACCAAATACGCCGCCAGTTTCTAAAATATAAGAACCGTCATACGAATCCGGAGTAATAATATCCGTTGTTTGTTTGACTGATTCTTGTTTTTTCTTACCTATACTAAACCCAAATAGTTCTAATTCCATATATTTACACTTTCTTTTTTGTGCTATGGTATATAGCTATTTTTTGGGGGATTGTTAATTATACTGCTGCGGGTACAAAGTCTGTTTCATAATGACTGTAGCGCATAGTTACAGCAAATGCTGCAATAGTGTTGTCTTGGCTCATGTCTAATTGAAGAGCTCCAATTGCTAGAGGCCAGCAGTTTTTTAATTTAAATTGTTTTACGTAATTTACACCGTTTGGTTCTAATTGTTTTACTATCCAATCTGATGGAGAAAATGAGTTTTTAGGAGATGGTATTACTGCTCCATCTGAACTTTTATTTAAAGCTGCATCATTTATTTCTTTGTGCCAAGTAAGAAACCCGTTGTAAAGAACATTTCCTTTACCTGTATCATCAACAACCACAATTTGCCAAGGCTCGTACGATCTATCACCAGGAAAATTAATTGTTCTGCCTCTCCAATTCATAGAAACTGGATTTATATAAGAACCTGGAATGCTTGCAGATCTGATATGAAAATCTGTTGTACTATTTGATACTGTTGTCGCTGTGGTTGTAGTACCAGTGCCAGTACCAGTGCCAGTGCTAATTTGAATTTTTGATTTTATTGGTCCTGTAACTTTAAATCTGTTTACGCGAGTTCCGCCATTAAACTTATCAATAAACCCCTGAATACTATGATAATCTGTTTGTGGTACGTCGGCCATTTTATTTCCTTATTGAAGTGTTAAATTTAAAATTAATTCTTTATTAAGAGGCGGGATCTGCAATAGTAAACTCAGCGTGCGTAAACAACATGCTAACGGCAAACGAGCAAAAAGTGTTGTCTTGGCCCATATCAAGTTGTATTGGACCAACAGCAGTTGGCCAACAATTTTTAATATTGATTGTTTTAATTACTGCTGCGCCGTCTGTGTCATACTGTTTAACCTGCCAATTTGTTGCAAAATTGTTTGAAAGTTTAAGTTCTCCATCAGAAACATTATTTAAATTGTCTAGATGACCATTTATTTTATTACTCCAATCATGAAAATATTTGTGTAGTATTCTACTGCTAACATCATCTAAAACTGTAATATTCCAAGGTTTATAGATTCTGTCTCCAGGAAAACTAACAGTTCTTCCTCTATAATTAATAGCTAATTCTCCAAATATAGATTCTGGTAAAGACGCAGATCTTATATGGAAATGAGACATATTGTTAGCCGCACCCTCAGTAAAGGTTTGTGAAGTATTAATGCCCTGAGAATCTATACTTCCTTCGACCGTAAATCGGTTTAAACGAGTACCACCGTTAAATCCGGATAAAAATCCTGCTATAGTCTGTGCCATTTAATATTCCTTAGATGGTTTGTGAATCTACAACTTCGCCAGTATCTGAAGCCAAAATTCTTAGTGTTATGGTTACTGCTGGGTATATAAATGTGCAGTATACGTCTAGTGCCAATTTACCAGAATTTACAATAATATCAGTGTTGTTAGTTTCATCACACACTAATCTGTAATCAGTAACTCCACCAGTAGCTTTCATAGTTTCCATTAATGGAGTTGCACTGGTTATTACTTGTTGTCTCAATCCTGCATTATTGCTTTGGTACAAATATGATTTTAAAATTTTAATCATTTCTTTCTTTATGTACAATGTAGCCATCATGGTATTAATTTTTGATGATGCTGATGTTGATGCAGAATAAGGATAAGATGTAATGTTAGTAAGTAGGAAAGTTCCCTCTCCTGGAATTGAATTTATTGCATTTACACCTCCAGAACTAAAATAAGTGATATCTGTGTCGCTAAATTTTTGTGTCAAGTACAGAACATTTAAGATTCTGCCTCGGGTCATACCAGCTGGACTTATCCAGATATTATCGGTTCTAGTAAAACAACCAGCAACATCTGGACTTAAATTAATATCATAAACTGAAGCAATTCCACCATTTACGTATGTGAATTTTTTACGACCAGCAACGTATATTACGTATTTGCTAATATTTTTTGCACCAAAATCGGTTGTGAATCCATCGTATGCTGACGACATGCTCAGAGAGGCTATGTCTTTATAATTTCCAATAACAGCAACACAATCTTGACGAGATGTTGCAACACTTACAGCTGCTGCTGAGGAGAAAGTATTACCACCTTCGAACACTAAATCTAATTCGACAATATTTTTATTGTGTAATATGGTGTTAGTAATACCTAAAGCACCTGTAGCATTGTAGTATGCGCCGGTAGATCCAGTGGCACCAATCACACAAGATCCGCCGTATTGCAGATAGTTCCATATAGAAAACCATTCGGTAGCCCATGCACCGGTAGGACCACTGGTGCTAAAAGAAGAATCGCTTAATCTACCAAGCCAATTATTTGTGGAAGGAACTTGCATTAAACCAACTTCAACTTCAGAAGTTCCAACAGATCCGGTTGTTCCAAATAATTTTACAAGTCCATTGTAAGAAACCATTCCAGCTTTTAGTGTTTGTGGCATTGTTTTTGATCCTTTTTATCTTAGATTACCAATATTTATTGTTTTAAAAATTTTCATATTTATCTTCGGTATCGTAAGAACTAATAAATCCAAAACTAAACCAATCATCGTCTTCAATTTTTTTAATTTCGCCTTCAAAAAGTTCTTTTCTGATGTCAATATTGGTTATTTCTTTAAAATACGGTTGTTTTGTTAACCAAGAAAACAACACTAAACACATAACTAAATCGTCGGTATGGCCATCATCCGCACTAAAACTATTCCATTTTGCCACAAATGAAAGTAATTCTTTTATGATTTCTTCGTCTTCAATAACCAATTTATCTTGTTCTACCAGACTCTTTAAAATAGAACACCCTAATTTTTTTACTATTGCAGTGGTTCTGACTCCAAATAAGGTTTCTCCTTTACCAAAACCACCATTCAATACCATTCCAGCCCGTCCTTTATTCATGCTGGTTAGTAAATTGTCGTATTCTAGATCGTAATGTAAAATGTCAGCAACCTGACCACCAATATCGTTTACTTCCACCAACATGTAAGCGTTATTATATTTTTTACCTAAAGCAGCCAAAATGGTAGGATATAGCATAGGTGAAATAATATTGTTTCTGTACTTTGCCACAATTTTGTATGGCGATTCTGTTATATCAAATACCACTGCAGCACTGTAATCTTTTCCTTGTCCTCTGGAAGTATCTACCGTTATCACGTATGCTCTGTTGGGTTTAGGTTCTTCGTACACCGAAAATCCTTCGGCTGATCTCGATAATGGTCTTTTACAAACTAATACATGAAGTTTAGACGTGGAAATTAGCGTATTAGACGAACCAATAAAGTCACAATCGTATTCGCTTTTAAATTTTTGTTCACCACCAGAACCACCACCTAATTGTTTGATAGTACGCTGTTTCCATTTTTCGTCTCGTAGTGGACCACCTGGATATAGAGGAACTTGACTCCAATGTACCTCTACTGGCACGTATTCGTTCTTGCCTTCCTCTCCGGCCTTTCTAGAGGCTCCCTGCCAAAGGTTGTAAAACATGTTTAAACCGTTTGGAGTTGATACTATGATAACTTTAGTGGTTTGACCAGATGTAATAGTAGGATACACCGAACTGAAGAACTCGTCCGCAATATTGGCTGGAACGTGGGCAAACTCATCCATGAATATAACGTTATACGAACCACCACGGACAGCAGAAGCAGAGGTGGCAGAAGCCAATACACGAGATCCATTTTCTAACTGAATAGAAGTCTTATTCCACTCAACAACGCCGTGTTGCAACCATTTTGGAAGATACTCATAAGCTTCTTTTAAACGCTTCATAATTTCCATAGCAGTCTTCATCTTGTTAGCAAGAATAGCTATGTTTACGTTTTGATTGAATATTAAATAATGAACCATCCACGCAACAGTTGTTGTAGTTTTACCGGTTTGACGAGGTAGCTTGGCAATAACAAAGCGATTATCTTGAATTGTTCTAACAATATCTTCCTGATAATCATACAACCCAAAAGATTCAAGACCTTTATCGGTAGTTACAATTTTGATGTATTTTTTAATAAAATACACCGGATCATTAGCACATTTAATATACTCTTCTACCTGCTCTTTAGTAAATTCAATAGAAACCCCAATCTCTTTAAGATTAGGATTACCAAGATAACCTGATTTTTTTTTATACCCCATCGTCTAAAAACTTCTGGCTGTCAAGAGCCTTGTTTCTGCTGCGATCTTTGTTTATCAAATCTTGTAGTTCACTGGTAGAACCAACGTAAATTGAATTATTAGTGGTGTGATTAACTTTAATTTCTTCTTTCTTGATTGCTTTAGATTTTTGATATAGATCCAGCAAATCTTTATTCATTTCGGATACTGTTTTTAATAACTGTCCAAGAACTTCATAAGCTCTTGGTGAGTCACCAGCTTTTGCAACTTTAAGAATTTCGTCTACCGCAGAAGAACCATTATCGATAAGACCTTTGATATTATCTCTAACATAATTAAAATCTGCATCCAAACTAACACCAGCAGTATTATCTGCTTTTTTTACTATTGGTGTTATTTCGGGGCCTTTAAATTCAATACCAAGATTTTGAGAAATAATATCAGAGGATTCCATATAAAAGTATTTATCCAGTAATTCCAATCTCATTTATTAAGGTTATTCCATCCATGTCATATAAACCAAAATTAAAGTTTTGTATAGTGGGTTGATTTGTGGTAATTTTTCCATAAATATAAGATTTTGCAACAAACTGATATGAACTAACAATAAAACGTCTAGTACTAAAATCTCCTTCATACTCTTGTGTTAAAGTACTGTTTATAATAGAAATAGGAATATCAACGCTTTCATTTAAACTATTCATCTTTAATGAAACAACAAATTCTGGAGAAAAATAAGGAAGAATTTGTTCCATTATTTGAAAATTTTCTTCTAAATTTCTAGTGTAAATACTTAAATTAATAATAAAATTATAAGGAACTTCAGCATATGAAGTACTAACATCTCCGTTTTGGTTCATTGAAGATGTTGTTTGATTTATTTTATTAAATTTTCGTGTAGGGTCGTAAACAAACTGCAAAAATTGAAACGACATTCTTGGGAGGGATATTTCTATACGAGTTTTATCACTAATTGAACTGGGTTCTGTTAAACGTTTAACAAACTTTTCTTTTGGACCATAGGTAATAGGAACTTGAAAAATTCTGCTGTTTCCATTTTCATCAGTTTGTTCTAGTTCAACACCACTAAAAAGACTACCAAAAGCAATTACTAATTTTCGGATAGAATCGTTTTTAAAATGATTAAACATTAATAATTACCCTCAGAAAATGGATCAGTTTCTGTAAAATTAAATAAGTCTAATTTTGTTGCTTCAGTTTCTATTTCGTCATTATCGCCCGCAGGAGTGTTATCCTCACTATTAGTCAAAACTATATTTGTGGTTTGACCCTGACTACTCAATACATAACACTCTAGGCCACTGCCTATGCCCTTTAGAGTGCTGCCAGTAACAATATTTCCTATTATATTAATTAGTTCTACTTGACCAGTCAATCCTGCTGGCTTGGATGCAACTACACCAGAACCAGTCGCGTTTTCTTGTAGTGCATTAACACCAGTAAGACCAACAACTTGATAGACAAATTCTCCAGCATAATAATTGTTTGCCGTTATTCCAGTGATATCATTACCTGTAACAAATCTATAAGTGTATTGTCTATTTTCAGATTGCACCGCATCAATATCTGTAGTACCAGTAGAAACAGTTTCTTGATCGTAAGTGAACAACTCGCAAGTTAAACGATAAGAGTAAAGTTTTCCTAACGAATAAAAAGGATTTTCGTGTTCCACAAAGTTAATTTCAAATACAGATTTAGAAAGAGGGAAATAAATCAAATCTCCTTCTCTGGGTCGTATTATTGTTTGGAATCTTGTTTGTACTTCTTGTGTAAATCTTTTTCTCGAAAGAGTTAAAAATATATTATCTTTAATTTCAATACCAAATTTACTGGCTATATCACCTTGGCCTTGAAATCCAGAAACGGAATCAATATACATTTCAATAGGAACTGCGTATTCATAATTAACTTGTTTTCCTTCACCAAAAATTTTATCTAATGAGACAATATTTCTGGGTATATAAAACATATCTCTGCCCATTGTTTTAATAATTTCAATGGTAAGATCTTCGGTTACGTCTTGCTCACCAGAATAATCTTTAAAATATGGATTAGTTGGCATATTAACCTGTCATGAAGTCTACTGGCAGTTCATAACTTCTCAGTACATCTTCTTCTATTCTTGCAATTTCATTTACTGCTTCTGCGTATATTTGTCCACCGCGCATAACTACACCACCGGGCAAAGCAACTCCATCAAATTTAGACATATTTGCTCCCCATTGTCGCTTAATTAAAGCAGTAAGGTATCGCTTTAGATATCTGTCATTAAATATTTCAGTATATTTTTCTGGATCTAAAGCAGCATAAGCTAAAATACAAATCCAATTTCCTGCTTTTGCTTCTTCACTCCAATTCATATCCAAATAAAGACGATTAGTTACTTTGCTGAATTCAATTGCCTTTTCTGGTTGAAACATATCTTGAATCAATTGAATGTAACGCTTTGTGGAATCGTAAGAAGCCAGACCCATGGAATAAGTACCACTCAAATTTCTATTAATACCAAAGTAATCTGTTAATGCTAATTGATAACGAACATCAAACATATTAATGTTTGAAAACGCACCAAACTGCATAACTTTAACCACGGATACTATTTGTTTTCCGGTTGGACCATCTGCTTCGTTTGGTGATAATATTGATTCAGTATCAATATACCTGTTTGTAATATCAGTTTGTGTTAATTGATACTTAAAAAATACTTTTTCAACACCATCAAAATGGCGTTCAGTAAAGTATTGCAAAGCATCATCTAGCCTATCTTCGGATTGTTGCCAGTCTACGTTGATATCAACAACAGGAGCACCTAGTTGTCGTAGGCAGTATTGAATTAAAGATTCTCTGGAATTTGGTGTTGCCATAAGGGTTAAATATATTTATGGCAATTTATAATTACAAAATTACATATTATTGTAAAACTTCATTTTGTGGAGGTTCATGTGTATTAACCGGAATTTTTACAATTTCTGTATAATCAATATTTTCAATATAGTATTTTCTGGTGATTGGTTCTGTTTTTTCTTCTGGAAGACTAGTTTCATAATTAGTAAATCCTGGCATTTTTAACGGGCAATTTAATTTAGGATAATCTAATTTGCTGTATTCTTCCGATGAACCTGTTAACCAGGTTCTTGATTTATCACCACAACCACATCCACCACAGTAAAATTTTCCTTGAGTTTCGCTTGGTTTTAAATATTGGCATGGTGGCAATTCACCACCACTAACTTGATTACCAAAACAACTCAAAACTCTCAATTGTTTTGTGGGTGTATCAATTTTATTATTAGTAAATCCTCTAGAGACTATTGCTTGAGCAAAACTTTGGACAAGACCTAACTTGGTTGAAAGAATTCCTCTTACTTGTTGCTCTGGAGATTCTTTTCTAAATTGTTCATTTTGTTTATTTTTATTGCAACCACAACCCATAATATAATCCTTTCACTTTTTATACTATTTATCCAGTTAAACCTAATGGCGTTAGTGTATAATGCCCAGTAAATATTGTTGTTTGTCTCGTCATGGGAGCAATATACACAATACAATCATTACCAGTAACATTAGCAGTCACAGACCAAACAAAAGTAGTAGGAGATGAACTAAAAACAAGTGCTGTCACGTAAGTTTGGGAATCTGTATAAGTTCCATCTTGCACGATCAGATCTTTTCTTCCAATAAAGAAACCAGGAGTGTATATTTGTTCTGGTTGTGGACCGAATTCTGATGGCCAACTGCCCTGTGAAGTATTGGTGTCAATTACGTTTGCTGTAGAAATAATATCAACTATATTATAAAGTGTTTTATCAAATCTAAAAATTTCAGCAGTCAATCCTGTTTTTGATACTATTTTAAATGAGTTTTGTATTACTCTATTGTTTCCAGTAGTATCCATTATTCGACCAAAACTAAAAGTACCCCCAATAACAACAGGACCAGTAAATGTGGCACCAGCAGCACTTAATCCTGCACCAAATAATTGAACTGGAGTAAATGTATTTGTAGAAGTTGTAGTAGGTACATTAGGAGCAGATATATTTCCTGTAAAAGTAGCACCAGAAGCACTGATTCCTGCGGCAAAATTTTGACGAGCGGTAAACGTGTTTTCTGTTCCGGTGCAGATTCCACCAATACCACCTAAAGTCACAGCACCGGTTGCTCCATTGATAGAATAAACCACATTTGGTGCAGTGATACCATTAATAAAAATGGCTCTATTAAAAGAAGCATTGGTAGCACTAATGCCTCCCAATTCATCAATAACAATATAGCCTGTTAAGCCACTACTATATCCTAAACGTGAATTAAATGGTGTTACTGCCATAGTTTGCCTTTATTTATAGTATTATGCGCCACTACCAACACCCCCAACATTTGGATATAAAGTTGCAACTGTTCGGAATCTCATAGTGTTAGAAGAAGATGGTGTTACTCGTAATCTCCAAGTACTACCAGAAAGATCCACTGTATATGTGGCTACACTAGAACCATTAGTTACATTTCCATATTCTGTATGTGATATAGAATATACACTACCACCACATGTAGCTGACATTAATATTTTTACAGTTTGTGTACCAATAGTTCCACCTGCTGTTGTATATCTTTCGCCTTGAATTAAAAATTCTGCAGAAGAATATGAAGTAATTGGATATTCTAAAATTGATACTGTGGTTGTTGCGCCAGTATTAGTTGTTAATGTTCTAATAACTTGTCCGGATTGTAATACTACTAATTGTGTGCCCGATCCACTAAATGTAATTGATTGTGCAGCAGCAGATGAAATTACTGTATTTGGTGATCTTATAGTAAAAGAAGGTGCAGCTATATCACACTGAGTTGAGACCCAAAGAGTCGAGGCAGTAATACCACCAGAAAATGTTTGTAGTGTCGTAAAATTATTACCAACTGAAGTAGTAACACCAGTTACATGTCCAGTTAATCCATTAAAACTAGAAACACCAGTAACAGAACCTGTTATACCATTGAAACTATTTACAATATTTGGAGCAGTAATATTATTATTAAATACTACATTACCATTGAAAGTAGCACCGCTAGCAGAAATACCAGCTGTAAATTGTTGTAAAGTGGTAAATACGTTTGCACCATTAGTTGTTAGTATGTTTGGTGCGGATATATTTCCACTAAAGGTAGCACCGCTAGCAGAAATACCAGCTGTGAATTGTTGTAAAGTGGTAAATATTTGCGGTGACGTTAATGAAGCAACATTAGTGATATTACCTGTTTGAGAATTTACACTCAAAACTCCAGTATTTGTTATAGTTGGATATGTGGAAGAACCGCTTATTGACACACCAGAACTTCCAAGTATACCGGTAACACCTGATACCGAACCTGTAACACCATTAAAATCACTAACGTAATTACTAAAAGTGATAACACCAGTAAGACCATTAAACGATATTACATATGGACCGGTAATACTTCCACCACTAACACCTGTAATGCCATTTACGGTACTTATAATTGTATTTGTGGTATTAAACCATGTTTTAAAAGTGTCGCTACTAGTTAGTGGTGTTATTGCCATTGTATGTTAAACTTTCTTTATACTGATACGCCCGCAATTATTGTTCCATTAATAAAAGTAAGATATGCCGTAAATCCGGTTTTTGTTGCATTAAAAATTGGAACAACATATTCTCCGGACGCAGCAGTGGAACCAAATTTAACAATATTAAGTTTTAATCGGTCAGCACCACATGGTCCATTTATAATATTCATATTATTTGAATCTTGAAGAGTTCTGTCTTGTGTGGTTCCTGCTGGAATATTGGTTGTGCAACTAATTGTTACAGGTTTTACTACTATACCATAAGAACCAGTAGTTCCAGTAGCTCCAGTAAATCCTGATATAATACTTTTTGCAGTATCATTATAAATCCAAACACCTAAACCACCATTCGTTTTTGTGTGTTGTATCAAATACCATCCTATTTGAGCAGTAGCTGTGATAGAATTGCTGGTAGTAACTCCGTAAATAAGACTACTATTATAAGGAGTACATCCATCCCAAGG